GATAAGACATAACTCTTTTTGATTGTCTTATGACTTTATCGCCACTAGCTGTAGTTACATTTAAATTAACTGTAGATTTATTTGCGGTATATGAAACTGTTCCTGATCCAGTTAAAGATTCATCAAAGAGATTATTCTTTGACATTACATTTGTACTATCAAAAATAGTAAATGGATTAGAAACTCTTAGTCTTCCAAATGCATCATAAGCATTTGATCCATTTCCACCACCAATAACTGTTGGTTCAACATTAACGTTGTTACAAGAACTCATTAGCAACCAAACCTCATATTAAACCATGTAAATCTTTCTAATTCTTTTCTTAAATCATCTTGAAATGAAAAATTTAGTTCGTTTTTAATAGTATCGACTGATTGTAATATTTGTCTTTGATTTTCAACATCATATTCTTGTTTTGGTTCAGGTACGTATGCAGTTATTTTAGCCATTATCTTCTTCCATCTGGTCTTACATCTACTCTCAAAGTTCCATAACGCCAAGTTTCACCTATAGCATCATTTTCTATTTTAATTGCAAGAAGTCTTCCTCTTGCTCTAGTATCTACCTTATCAGTAGAAGATGTTATTGTAAAGGGTCCAAGAGGTGAACTAGTCGCAGTTCCACTTGGATAATCATTTAATAATAAAGTTATTTTTGAATTACCTGTAAGTACTTTAAAATCAGGTACAAATCGTCTCATAGACATAATAAATTCTCCATCACCTCTTAAATCTGCCATATTATTACTATTAGTAATGTCAAAATCTCCAGATTGAATATAAGCATTAATAGAAGTAGTACCACTGCTATTGACTTGATCGGTTCCGGTTTCATGAGCATAGTAAGTTGATGCACCATAAGTATTTGTAATACCCTGTATTGGAAAATTAGGTAATTCATTTTTATTATAATCAGTTGCATACGGCAAATCATAAACACCTTGATCAATGTAGGAACTTCTACCTAAAGAAGAAGTTGTCCATAAATTTTCTGCATAGTTATAAACTACACATCTATCAATTTGTTCTGAACCGTTTTTTGGATAGAACCAACTAATTTCATTGTACAATGTATTATGTTCAGCAAAAATTAATTGACTAGCATTATAGTTTATACCTAAATTATTTCCAGTTGTTGTAAATACAAAATCTTCAACTAAACAAGGTATAGCTTTAACTGTACCATCATACATAAAAAATCCACCTTCACCGGACATCCAAAATACAACACCATTAGAATAACTTAATGCATTCATTCCAACCAATCCACAGTTTGTACCTACTTGTCTAACACTAAATGTATAAGGCGGGCCAACATATTGAATTACATATGCCGAACTATCGGTTAAAACTAATGTATAATCTTTACCAGATACTGCTCCTACAATTTCATTACCTTTATCTAATCTAAATGTTCCTGCAGTATTGGTTGCTGTTGGTTGATAAGTATTGTAATCTTCTTGGTTAGAAAATCTTATAAACATTGGATCTTGAGTCGTTGGGTCACCTATTGTTGTTTCTGTACCAAAATGAAATACATGTCTATCTCTATCTGATACTTGTGTTAATCTTGTTCTAGTTGGAGCGTTTGCCATAATAGTTGCTCTAGTTTGTCTCGCGCTAGCTGCTCCTGAGTTCCATGTAAAAGTTTCTCCATTGTGAATAGTTGCAATAAGTATTTGACCAAAGTTATCTAAAGACCATAAACCTGGATCAAGTGTTACGGTAGATGTTAAAGATTCTTCTCCCCATGCAATATAAAATTCAACAGGAGCACCATCAGAATGAGCGGATCTAGTACCGGCAACTGCTCTTGTAATACCAGTTAAATCATTTCCTGATATTCCAGTGTATGAAATATATTCAGCACCAACTTTAATAGTTCCTCCAGTTGTTAAAAAATTTGTTGTAGAAGTTAAAGTAATACTTGTACCGGATCCTCCTGTACCTGCAGTGTCATCCAATAAAGCGCCATTTAATGTAGATGTAACACCTGAAGCACCTCCCCAAGAAGCTGTACCCCAACCGAAACCTGCAGTTTGAAATGTTGGACCTACGACTACATATGGATCAATTTGTGCAGAACCTGTTCCCGATGTAGTGCCAGCAGAATTAGTTGGCATAGTAATTTCAAATGTATCATTTGTTCTATTTAAAACTTCAAATGTATTATTTGTAAAATCTGTTGTTGCATATCCAGAACCTGTTGGAACAGTAACAGATGAAAATGTTACATATCTCCCATCCAATAAACCATGTGATGCTTTGTTGACTGTTACTGTTGAAGATCCAGACGTTGCATCAAAGTCAGCTCCAGTAATAACATCATTATCAATAGGAGTTATGTCATAAAAATCACCTTCATAATATATAAACAAACCTTGAGATGTCCCTATAGCCACATATCTTTCTCCAGCGATACTTGTAAAAGCATGTTGAAAACGTGCTGCTCCCGGTAAAGTTTTATTAGCATTAGTAAGTTGTGACCAACCACCTATTTTCTCAGGTAAGCCATATCTGAATCTAACAAAGTCGCCATCCACCCATTGAGATTCACCTCCTGAGTCTGTGACCATTTTATTAAAACCTGGTTTAAAATTTAATTTTTGTAACATATTTAAATCACTTGTAAAAATCTATATTTAATTTCTCCATCACCACCTGCAGCACCCGCAGCAGTAATGTCTTCAGTACCGTATTGAGCACCACCTCCACCTCCTCCAGATCCTCTTGTACCTACAGTTCCTCCAGTTGATCCTCCTTGAGGAGATCCAGCACCTCCAGATACATTTCCATCATAAGAAGCTCCTCCAGTTCCACCACCTATTTGACAGTTATCTCCACCACAGTTTCCAGGATTTGCTCCTGCAGCACCACTTCCCGATTGATTAAATGATCCAACAGGACCTGAAGTATTTGTGTTTACATTTTTAACACTTCTGTCTGAATCTACAAAAATTCCTGAAGTAATAGCTGTTCCTCCAATAGTTGCTGATCCTGCTGTTCCCGCTGTATTATTTCTTAAAGGTCCTGCAACACCTCCACCGGATGCTGAAGCTCCACCACCTCCATTCAATGTAATTAAACTTCCTGTTGTAGAACCAGATAGTGTTGTATTAGTACCAGCACTAGAACTTCCATTATATCTGTCAGAGGCTGTATTGTTAGCAGCACCACCAGATCCTATAGCATAAGTTATTGTTTCACCTTCGGCGACAGTTAATATTTTATCAGAAATATAACCACCAGAGCCTCCACCAGCTCCTGCAGATTCTCCACCTGCTCGATCGTAACTCGCTCCACGAAATCCACCGCCACCTGCACCTACAGCGTATTGAATATGAATAGCATTATATCCGTTTGGAACACTAAATGTATCAGTACCAGAAGTTAATTCAACAAACGATGTTGCCGGAAGACCACCTCCAGTGGAACCTACTAATAAAGTGTAGTGAGTCATAGTTTTTTCCTATGATAAAAGTCCGCCAGTAATTACAAATGTATCAGTTCCTACACAAAGAACTGTTGCAACTCCCCTAGTTGATAAAGTCCTATCTGCGTTTGTTCCATCGGTTACCCAATACATAGTGACGCTAGAGCGATTTATTGAAATATTACCGGCAGTGTTATTATAAATTGAAATTGTTTGACCCACTGAAAAAATTCCAGAAGGAATAGTTATTGTATTTGAAGCTATAATAAGTTTACCATGATCAGATGCAACAAGGGTATAGGTAGATGCTTGTGTGTTTCCTGGAACCAATCTAACTTCACCTTTTTGATCTGTCATATCTCCAGCAGGAGCAAGTATATCTCCGGCCGTTGTTCGAATATTATTTGCTGCGGTAACGTTATCACTTATAGTAATACCACTAACGTTTGTATTATTAGTCACCGTAAGATTACTGGTGTAAATAGTGTTTGTAGTAATATCTCCGGTAATTAAACTACCAGTTGATGTAATTCCTTCTTCAATATTAGTTCCATCAGAATATAAAATTTTCTTTCCCTTGTCTGTTGCAGACCAAGTTATACCTGTTCCTGAACTTGTTTTAAAAGTTACTGTATGTGCTCCAACAGTAGCATTTTCTACAATATAAGTTTTTTCAATTGAATCAGGAATAGTTACATTTACATTGCCAGAAATTGTACCGGTTAGTTTTAATACTTGATTTTTACCATCAGATAATGCTCCGTTTGAAAAAGTTAAAGTAGCGCCTGATGCAGAATTAATTGCAGCATAACCACCTATTGCTTGCTCAAGAATAAGTAGGTTAGTATTGGTAACTTGTCCCCAAGTTCCTGCATTTTCTCCAGTTTGTTGTACTGTTAATTTTAAATTTGCTGATGTAGTATTTGCCATATTTTAGATTCCTTAAATTATCACATACTATTAAATTTATGCAGCAGTGTCAACTTCTGTCCAAATGCCAGAAGAGCCTTGATTTACTTCAGTCCATGTTGATGTAGATCCTGTGTCTACTTGAGTCCAAACTATGGTTTTTTCGTCTCCCAAAGCTATGGTCATTTCAATTCCAGTTAGTCTAGCTATAGAATCTGTAGCATCTGCTTGACCTTCCTGCATGGTCATTTCCTGACCAGTAACATCTACAATTTTATCTAATTTAGCAGTTGCGTTTCCAAGATTTGCTGTAAATCCTATTCCAGTTAAAGAAACATTTGCATTTGCAGTAACAGTTGGAGCATTTTCTTGCATAGTCATTTCTTGACCAGTGACAGAAACATTTGCATTAGCAGCTACATTAATATTACCTTCTGCAATACTTAATGGTTCTCCAGTTAAAGATACTTCAGCAGTTCCAGTTGCAGTTAACGTTCCTGCATCCATAGTAATTTCTTGACCAGTAACACCTATGTCAGCTCCTGCAGTAACTGTTCCAAGACCCAACGCTGCAGACATTCCAATACCAACAACGGAAGCGTCTGGAGAAGGATCTACTATTCCTTCTTCTGCAGTCATTCCTATGCCTGTTACATCCGTATTAGCATCTGCTGTTACAGTTAAACTTCCTATTCCTGCTGTTAATAATTCACCAGTAACAGCTATATCTGCACCTGCGGTAACAGTTCCAAGTCCTAGTGCGGCAGACATACCAATGCCTGTAACGGAAGCATCTGGAGAAGGATCCACTGTTCCTTCTTCTGCAGTCATTGCTTCACCAGTAACTGAAGCAAATGTATTTGCGTCTAAAGTTAATGTTCCTTCTGTTGCAGTTAACAACTCTCCAGTAAGTGAAATATTACCTGTTCCAGTGATTGAAACAGAATCTAAATTAGATGTTAAATTAAAACCAGTTACAGCTGCATCTGAATTTGCAATTCCACTAACAGAACCTAAATTAGAATTTAAACTTTGACCTGTTACATCTACATCTATTTGAGATTTAGCAAGTACAGTTCCAAGTGAGTTAGTGATAGATAACCCTGTTAATGAAACATTTGCATGTCCAACTGTAGTGACTGAACCTAGGTTTGCATTGAAACCAATTCCTACAGGAATTTCTTTTATTCCTACAAATATATTAATTCCATCATTATTTAATGTGGTGTTTAAAGTTTGACCTGTAACAGGAACGTTTGCATCACCTGTAATAGCAGCTGTATTTTCTTGAACAGTTAAATCAAAACCCGTTAATGCAACATTAATACTTTGTGACCCAGTAGCCGCAAAAGGACTTTCTGCAAATGTAGTTATTCCAAAAGCCATTGTCTAGGCTCCTGGTTCTAAACTTCTAATTAATTCTCTAGCTTCCTGCCTTAATCTTTTAATTTCTTCTATACCCTCAGTTTTATCATAATCAGGCAAAACTTTGTGGTCAGTTTCGATTAAATAATCTTTAGCATCTCTAATTTGTTTATAAGTTTCTTGTTGTGCTAATTCTTCAGTGGTTGGTTCTCTGTTTTCTTCAGTAATTATTGCATCATAAGCATCAATAAAATTTTGATATTTAGATAACTCTACTTCAGTCATTGAGGGTTCTTCTAAACATTTACCACTACTAGCATGGTATTGAACATTAGTAATTTCATTAGGTAAAGTTAAACCTACCTCTCTTGTATTACCATCTTTTGTGACAAAGTTTTTTTCTATATAAAATTCCTTCATTATGCTTCACCTCGTTTTTCTTTTATGTCTTTTTCTTGTGTTAAAATAAAATCATGTCCTAATAAAAGTGTACACTGACTCCATTTTGGAACAGACAATATTTTATCTTTAAAATAGATATCCATTCTATCCATCTCTAAATTAAAGGTATGTCCTTTTACATTTTTATGAGTGTGCCAAAAAAAACTTCTTTTATATTTAAATGTGTACATTTAATTTACCTTTATAACATATTGAACATTGATATATTTTGGAATATGACTCACTGATGAACCACTACCAGTTGAATCGGTAGTAAATGTATGAGAGTGAGCCGCAACAGTATCTGTATAATCATTGTCAAAAGGTGCGCTACCATTATACCTACCAAGTGGAAAACTTACGCTACCCACATTACTAACTGTTCCATATGTACCATCTGCTGCATCATGAATTCTTTTCACACCACTAATGTGGTTGTGACTATTAGCAGTAGCTGTAGTTCCAGTGTGAGTGTGTGAGGGTAATTGCGAAGTAGTTAATGTAAAGGATTCTGAACCACCCGTTGACCCTGCTGAAGTCGAGCCTCTTAAAAATCTATTATCTGTTAAATCTGGAACACTTCCACTTACTGAATTACCACCTGGAATAGTAGAGCCATCGCAATACATAAAACCATCTGAATCAACTACCCCTGAAGAAGGTATTGAGTGAGAACCAGTTAAATTAGATGATATTGCTTTTATTTCACCTAACAGTGCACCACCACCGGCATCTTGAAAACTAGGAACTGCACCAGGTCCAGCACTTGTTAAAACTTGTCCCGCAGTTCCTGTTGCAACTGCAACTGGGTTTCCGCTTGCGTCATAAGAAATAATATTACCATCTGTCCCTGAAGCCATTTTTGCTAAAGTAACTGCATTGTCTTGTATTTCTGCTGTTGCTACACCTGAATCTTTAATTGTTATTACACCAGAACTAGCAGCAAAGTTATCTGAACTAAATGATGCTGCACCTTTAGTAGAAGTAGAAGCATCTGCTAAATTGATTGTAACATCACCTGAAGTACCACCACCTGTTAAGTTTGTACCTGCTGTAACTCCAGTTATATCTCCAACATTCGTTGTATAACCAGCATCATTATTAAACCCTGAGATATTAATATTTGCTTTTGTTAATTTCTTTTGAGCATTAACACTATCAACTACAACAAAGAAATCTCCGTCAGCGTCTGAAGTAGAGGTTGCAAGTTCTGATAAATCTACATTAACTGCATCTGCAGTTACATCAATTAAAGTTCCTGCTCCTACAGCTAAAGAACCAGATGTTGTAACTGATCCTGTTAATCCATTTCCACCTGATACAGAAGTTACTGTTCCTGTATTTGTAGTAAACCCACTGTCATTATTAAAACCTGAAATAGCTATATTTGCTTTTGTTAATTTTTTCTCAGCACCAACAGAATCTACGACTACGAAGAAATCTCCATCACCATTTGATGTAGAAGTTGTTAATAAGTTTAAATCTATTCTAGCAATAGGAACTGTACCACTTGCTAAATCTGATGCGTCTAAGTTTGTTAGGTTTGCACCACTGATCGCAGGTAATGTCGCTGGAAATCTTGCATCCGGCACCGTACCTGAAGCTAAATCCGAAGCATCTAAATTTGTTAAATTAGCACCACTGATAGCTGGAAGTGTTGCTGGAAACCTTGCATCAGGAACAGTTCCTGAAGATAAATTTGAAGCATTTAAAGAAGATCCATCAATGAATCCACTGTTATTATTAAACCCTGAGATATTAATATTTGCTTTTGTTAATTTCTTTTGAGCATTTGCTGAATCAACTACAACAAAAAAATCACCATCTGCATCAGATGTTGAAGTAGTTAATTCTGATAAATCTACATCAATAGCATCTGCTGTGACATCAATAAGAGCACCTGCTCCAACGTTTAATGTAACATCACCTGATGATCCACCACCTGTTAAACCATTTCCTGCTGTAACACCTGTAATGTCTCCAGTAGTTGGAGTTTGATATTCTAGCGCAGTTCCAGCTCCATTAACTGCAAGAACTTGGTTTGCACTTCCAATTGTAGTTAATCCAGTTCCACCTTTTGTTGTTGGAACCGTAGGTAATCTGTCTGATGCTAAAGTTCCTGAAGCAATGTTAGTTGCATTTAAAGATGTTAAATTAGCTCCACTAGCTGCAGGAAGTGTAGCTGGAAATCTAGCATCTGGCACTGTACCAGAAGATAAATTTGAAGCATTTAAAGAAGATCCATCAATGAATCCACTGTCATTATTAAATCCTGATATATTAATATTACCTTTAGTTAATTTCTTTTGAGCATTAGCAGCATCTACTACTGCAAAAAAATCTCCGTCTGCATCAGACGTTGAAGTTGCAAGTTCAGATAAATCTACATCTATTGTTGGTGTTGCTCCTTCACCGCTATTGTTTTGTAAATCAATTAAATTACCTGCTGTTAAAGACTGTACATAGTCTCCAGTAGTATCTGTCGTTAGGGTAACTGTATTTAATTCTGCGATTGAACCTAACCCCAGTGTTGTTCTTTGTGCTGCAGCATCTGCATCATCTAATAATGCTTTCCCTGCAGTAGTTAAATCATAAGTTCCTGCAGTACCAACACCTGTAAATTGAATCCCTTTATCTGCAGCTGAAGTTAATCCTCCAATTGCTGCAAGGTCAGCGTCTAGTCTTGCATTAGCTACTGTTCCAGTTGCTAAGTTAGATGCATTTAAATTTGTTAAGTTAGATCCATTGTTAGCAACGATGTCTCCGCTTGAATCTAGTATGACTGCTTTGGATGCAGGAAGGGTACAGAAAACATCTTTAGTACCTGCAGAAAAATTTACTGCAGAATCACTATTAGATGATGATAAAATAGTAGTTCGAGCTAACGTTCCAGCACCAACTGTACCTAGTCCTACTTCAAACTCACCATTTTCATTTACGATTGAATAGTAAGTTGTATTTGTATTTCCAATTGCAGATGAAAACGTTTCAAAACCTAATACTGCTCCATCAAGAGTAAAGGTACCCGTACCAGTAGTGGTAGAGGTTTCTTTAACCCTATCATTGACAACCAATGCCATTTAAACCTCCTGTTAGCCAGAAATTCTTAATATAGCTGCCGCTGTAGTAAATGCTGGAAACTGTACTGTGAAAGTTCCTGATGTAGCTGTTTTATCTCCTCCAAAATCTAAAACTGCAACTGCTGCATTAGTAACTGCAGAAGATGTATTATAGATTAATGCACCTCTAGCTGTCAACGTTACACCTGTGAATGATAAATCTGCAAAGTCAACAATTGCAACACCTGATGCAATTGAAGTATTTTGACCTGTTAGATCTCCACCACCAGCTGTGTACTGACCGCTGTTAGCAACTTCATTAGAAGCTGTATAAGCAGTAGTCGCTGAGTTTAGAGTTGCTGAAGAAGTATAAAGAGCTAGCTTAAACTTATCACCACCAGAAGCAAAATTTTGATCTCCTTCTAGTAATTGTTTTTTAAACGCATTTGCAATCGCTTGTGTTATAGCCATAGTTTATCTCCTTATTTTTTTCCAACTCGAGGAACACCATTTTGATATTCATCTTGTCTTCGTCTTCCCATTTGTTCAATTGAGAAGCCTTCTGCTACTTGTTTATATCTTCCTTCATATAATTGCAAGAGATCATTTGGCCCCTTTAAAAAAGAAAATGCTTCAACTAAGCAAGCATACAATAAACCATTGGGAAAATTTTGACTTATGTATGTAGTAGTATTTGTAGCAGATAAACCAGGATCCTTCAAGATATAGTTTAACTGAATTTCATAAGTAGCATCTGGTGTAGGGGCTATTACAATAGTATCTTTATCCCAATAACCGAAATACTTAGGTACTCCTGTAGCTCCTGTTGGATTATATTCTGATATAAAACTAGTATCCCTATATTCTAAAAAATCTCTATTATCCGGTTGAGAACTGCCATCAGAGTCTACGATTTGAGCTGATCTAATAATTAGTAAATCAGCGGGTGTATTAATGTATCTTTGTGATGTAATTAAATTTGCTGTTGCATATCTTCTGTTATTATCAGAATCTACTTCTCTAAATATCCTCCATTCAGCATTCTCAATAAAACCATTAACAATGGTATCTGTTAAAACATTTGAATCTGTTTCTGTATAATCTCTAATTTTTTGTACAAGTTCTGCGTATGTCATTATGGTGTTAAGGTTACTGGACCAGCGGTCACAGTTATACCCCCTCCGTTTTCTGTTCTTGTAGGTGTAGCACCTAATGAGAACGTATAATTATTTATATCTGTTACTGTTATACTAAATCCATTTGTGTTTTCAAATACGGAATAAGCAATTCCTCCAGGAGTTCCATCTACATTTCTAAATACAACAATGTCTCCAGTTGTTCTTCCATGATTTGTTTCATAAACAGAAACAGTTCCTGAGCCTGATGTTAAAGTAAAAGGATTTGATTGTAATAAATTTGGTGTTGCAGGTTCTACTCTTGCAGGTCTTGCTTTAGGTAAACCTTGTCCATCAGCAGTAAATCTTCTAGGTTCTAACTGTGGATGCTTAGGCTCGAACTCAGAATAATGGACAAAGGCTCCATTCCATTCTGTAACCATTTCTTTATATGGAAATGCTTGACCACTTCTATCTGATATTGCCTGTGCGTATTTTCCTCTAGATAAATTAGACATTTGGATAATAAGTTTTAGGGGTTATGAATGTACTTGAAGAAGAACCATCTTCAGCTAGAGCTCTTTGTAATTCATCTTCGTAAAGCATTTTTAATTCTTGGATCCTTTGAGGCGCTTTTTTAATTGCCAAATAATAAGCAAGGCCCGCGCACATACAAGGAACGAACCTATAAGGTACATCGGTTGCGTTTGTATAATTTCCAACATCCTGAATCCTTTTCACGTAGTAATAGTTAATTGTATTACCGGCTTCAGATGAGCCAGGAGTAAGATATAAAGTTATTGTAACTCTGTCTATAAATCTTTGTACAAAATATTGTACGGGTTGTCCTTCAGAAGATTTATTTGAAAGAGCTTGATAAGCTGATCTATTAATTTTTGTAAGAGGTGTATCTATAGAAGATGCATTCCGATAAGAGCACTCCAATATATCATCAACGCCATATATGCTAGTGGCGTCAGAAGTACCATCACCTGTCGAACGATACATTGTATAAGTTGCTTGACCATCTACCAAAGTTATTGAGTTATTTGCAACTTCCCAATAATGCAAACCACGGTTTGCCCATTCTTGAAATAAAATGTTTAGAGATCGTCGCGCGGTTTTAATATCATAACCTGCGTTTGGCTGCAAGCCAATTCTCTCATAAGCTTCATCTATGATTTCATCAATCTGAAAATTCTTATCAAAGATATATGTTCCGGAAGTAGTGTTAGCCATTTAAGCTCCTATTTATCTAATAGTATAGT